TTTAATTATATTTTATATATTAGCCATGTGTTCTTCTGTAAAACCAGTTAGAACCAGCAAAAAATTCACGAATCTGACGAACTAGATCTTTCGCAGTATCAGCATAGCCATCAAGAACAGGATTGTCATCAATGTACAAAGAGAATATCTTATCGTCCTCAGTTTCAATAGCATCATATGTCCAGTATAGTTCAAGCTTCTGATGTCTAGGATAGCCAGCAAAACGAATGGTTGCTTCACCATCCTCAATAGTTATCTGTTTTACAAGACAACCCTTAGGCATGCCTTCTTCAAAAGCATTCTTTAATTTGCCCTTAATAATATCGGCTAATTCATCCTTAGTAACAAGTTTTTCAGTAATGAATCCATTTTGTTTCAGAATTTGTTTTGCTTCATCTAATTTCATATTCACTCCTTTCTATAAAGCTTGAATGCTTCTTTTACTAAATTTATATCTGGATATTTTATCATCATGTTTTCACGAATATCATTCCAGACATCAGAAATTCCATTAAACCACATTAAAAACCACCAATAGTTTGATGATCCATATATTTCTTTTGAAATTCTATCTGGTCTTCCAATGTCAAGATCTTTACATCTATACCATTGGACTTCACCAAAATCAAAATCACCAAAATCCATAGAGCACAAGTCTTTTTGAACAGTATCATCAACAGATACTGTTCTCAAGAAATTTGTTCTGTAGGTTATGTTCTGCATTTATTAGTCTTCGTCAGAAGGTTCCCAATCATCTTCAAATTCATAGACATGATAATGCCGCATTGCATCTTTATAGTCTTGCTTACTAAATTCACCGTTATTTAGCATATCTTTAGCCCATTGTTTGCCTGCGTCAGCCCATTCTTCATCGGAACAAGGATCATCAAGGTCATATTCATTATAATCATAACCCATGTAGTCAGAATCATCTTCAGCTCTGTCATCATTGCTAGGACGAACATCGCCCTTAAGCACTACTCTAGGATCTTTTTTCCAAACTTCTGCATTGACTCGCGCCATATCAGCTTCAATTTGTGCATCAATTTTCTTACGAAAGTATTTTTCAACAGTTTTAACAGCAGCTTTAAAAGCTACGTCATTACGTTCAATTTCAGTATCTTCATAATAATCTATTGCTGAATAGTTAACCGGCACATCTACACCAGATTTTATTAAATCTGCAAGCTCAATAATCTTTTCACGATTCCATTTTTTTGGAAGTCTTTTAGGATTCAGTGCTTCAGCAATGAATCCATTTTGTTTCAGAATTTGTTTTGCTTCATTTAATTCCATTTTCTAACCTCTTAATGTGACATAGAACTGTTCTCATCAGCAATATCAAGAATTGTATCATCAATTTTGTTAAGCAAACTGCGGATAGATTTTGCCATTCCATTGATTCCTAATTGATTATTCAACATACCATCTGGAGTTACATAATCAATAGCATACTTATATGTATTCTTTGCATTCTTCCAAATACGAAGCCACATAGGTTCGCCAAGGTGGTCAATTCGTATTCCTTTAGACTTTGTTGACTTGACGCGTGTATATCTTGATTTTATTGCTTTTAGAATAGTATCTTGTTCTTCAGGAGACAATTCAATTTCATCAAGACTTTCGCAAACGAAACCTGCAGCATTCAATGTTTCTAATGCTTCATTTAACTTCATAATTTACTCCTACGAGAAATTCTTAATCAAACCAATTTCTCTATCAAGGCTCTCAATAGTATCGCCAAACAGATTCTCTAGACTAATTTTTGTACTATACTGTTTCTTATATTTCTCGAGTTCATCTCTAAATGCTTCAAGTTTAAGAATTGCAGCAGGCAATTCAAACTTTTCATCATTAATAAGATATGTCTTAGACTGAACGCCATATTCATATCCCATAGACAAAACAGTTTCAGTAAGCTTGTCAGCAAAATCCCTAATAATATTGTAGATATTCTCGAAATGAGTATGATGGAAACCCGAACCACAACTAAAATGATAAATCTGAACCTTTACTGCAAAAATCAAGCTATCAATAGCAAATGTATAGAGCTTTTCGCATTCACTATCATTTGTGCTTGCCAAGAAGCTCAGAAAATCATTTGCGATAGGCTGAGCAGGGGTTTCAACGGTCTGTACTGTAATTTCTTCCATTACTTAGCCTCTTTTGTCTGAACTGCTTGCGGAGCAAACTTGCTTTGTTCACCAGTAAATACAGGAGCTTCAAGATCGTGAGTATGACCAGCAGCCTCTAATACCTTGCCATCAACAATCATATGTTCATGGCAGCTAGCATACATCATTCCTTTCTTCGGATCGTCCAAAGCAGGACCGGTTTTGCCCCAACCAGTAGAAGGATCCCAAAGAATATAGTCATGATGATGAGGACCGCAGAGCTTGCTTCCACCGTATGTATCAGTTTTACCGATAGACACAGTGCTTTCATCAAGAGGCTTTACTCTCTCAATTTCATTGTTAAGATATTCATTAAGATTTTTCATTATGTGCCTCTTTTATTAACCTACATTGGAGATTACTTCAAATGTGGAGTAACGAAACGTAACCTGACGAGTTACCTTATCTTGACCTTCCATCTGAAGTTCTGCTGCAGCAATTTCTTTCGGCCAGCAGAAACGGAACTTATAGGAAATTGGAAGTTTTGATGTTAATGTAGAATCATAAAGATCAACAATAATAGTAGCTGTATAATCCTTCAAATAATTGGAATAAGCACCACCAGTAATACCTTGAGCATCAAAGTCCTGACCAATAGCATGATTAAATACCAAGTTAGACCATTTGTGAAGGATTCTTGAAATCTTCATATCCTGGAATTCATCAAATGTAATAGACAAATCACCATCAACCGTTGCTTTACCAGGATAAACTAGCTTAGAACCCATAAATTCGGTTGTTAATTCACCAATAGACTTTGCAGGTAAAGATGCAGTCTTTGCTCTAAGAAGCATTTCTTCTGAATCAAGTAAGTCTTCAAGGCTCTTGTTGTCAAACTTAAAATTAACTAAGAAAAGATAGTTTTTAGCCAAATCCTGATTATTCTGGATTTTGGTGGTAAAAACTGACATGTTATTTACTGCTGGCATATTCTAATTTCTCCAATGAACTATGTCTTATTTTTAATATTTATATAAAAGTTTTAGAACTCCATGTCTCCTTCATCAGCATTTTCGCTTTCGCCACCTTCTTCCTTCGCTGCAGACATCTGTTCCTTCATTGCCTTTATTTCACGTTCAAGCATGGCGTTATTCATAATTATGTCTTCTGTATTGAATCCAAGGAACTTCTCCATTACAAATTGCTTGGAGAATGTCGGAGGAGCTTCATCAGAATCATCCTTGATATTGCCACGAGTAGGAATCATCGTGGATATTGTTGCTAAGATGCCACCACGCTTTTCTGCTTCCGCCATAGCACGATACTTGATAGTATCAGTAGCAGGAATCAAAGCGATGTTATAATTGTTAGAATCAAGGTATTTTTCATCATATCCAGCGACTTGAAGTTGAACCATGAAAATCTGCATGATAATCTGAGCAAAGCGTTCAGAGAATTCTTGGCAACGTTTCTGGAACTGACTTTCTTCAATGCTCAGGCCTTCAATACCTTGAACATACTGTGAAGCGCCAGGATCAGTCTTCCATCTTGTAGCTGGAACTTCCAATGCATCAGCAACTTCTTCTCTGAATCCAGAAATTGCTTCATGAATACCATTAAATTCAGTAGAACCCTTGAATGTATCTACGGTAGAGCCTTGGCCATTTCTGTCCTGCATGAACCAGATGTCTTGAGTCAATGCTTGAGTATTTGCAGATCCATTAATTAAACCAGTATTAGGATCAAGATTCAGGTCTCTACGATACTGTGAAATGATAGAATGTAAATATTCTGGTTGTTTAGTTGCAGGCATTCCGCCACCATAGATCTTCCAGATTCTCTTTTCCGGAGCACGAACAATAAAATAAACTGTTTGTGCGTCCTGAATAGCACGAAGCTGGTTAATTGGCTTAATAGCGGCCTCTAGATGTCCTCTAACGTCATTCAAATTGTTGCCATTATAGTTACCATAATTTGCATACGCAATCTGATTCCGGGTAAACGTTTTGATGTCACTCTGTCCAGAACCAGCAGGATCTACAAGTGAAGGATCCTGAACAAATCCGCAAAGAATCCCATCTTCATAGACGCACATTGTACAGTAAGGAGGAAGAACTTTAATTCCTGCTACGCAAGTCTCATCATCATTAAGACATATTTCAACAAATAGTTCACCATCAATAAGCCACTTTCTAAATAATGACTTAATTTCAGTCTTCTTAATTACATTATTGATGACCCAGTCAAATTCTTTCTTCAATGACTTATACTCAACATCCGTAAACATCGGCTTCATTGACTTATCAATGTCAAATGTAGCGACTTCACCATCAACTGTCCTGGAACAGCATTCAGAAGTAATGATATTCAGTAACTTCTTAACAAATGCGAACATCGCCATGTTTCTATAGAAATTGATACGCTGTCTCTTACTCGCAAAAACAGTCTCGAAGATAATATTATTCTGTTCATACGGATAAGCTGGAGAAGCACCCATTCCATTGATGCTTCTAATATATTTACTTATCTCTAATGTATCTTCACCAACGCCAAATGAATTCCTTTTTGTAGTCAATTCACGGGTTTGAACCTTATCAGGCACAACCTGTAAAAAGCGTTTAGAAAAAGGGTTTAATAAATTCCATTCCATAATATTCCTCAATTCTATTTATAGGGTTAGAAATTAGCCCATTTTCACCTCATACCTATTAATGTATGGAATAAATGTATTAAATAATTTTGCAGGTACTGAGTTTCTAAATCTTTCTTTAAGATCATCATCTGCCTTGACATATGCCATTGCGACCATATTCGCAAAAATCATTCCAGCATCTATAAGATTGTCTGTAATTTCATCTATGATAGTATCAGACATGTTATAGATTGTTGCTGCAGATGAATGATTTGGATTTAATGAAATGATCTGATGCTTAGTATAGATGTCAATGATCTGTTCAAGCCAAGAAGAATCATCAACAAGTTCAGCATAGAAATCCCAATACCATTCTTTTCCATTTCCATCAGTAAACAATAAAGCATGTGGGGCTTCGCAAAGTAACGATTCATTTGTTGGATGCAATGTCATTGACTTAGAAGGAATATGCCCACCTGGGCCTCTAGCAGTTACAATATCAGGAAGTTTCTTATTGTACTGCATGCCTTGATTCTTTCTAGCGACGAATGACTTCTTTCTTTTCATTTCAATGACGCCGACTTTAGCCATTCTTTTTAGTTTGCCTTTTCGTTGGCCCATTTTTCTGCGACGTCTTTCAGCCGCAGTAATTCTTACTTCATGAGGATTTCCAGCAGAATCATATTCTACTCTATGTGTTCCTTTCTTAGTGGTAACGTATTTTTTCTTTCGCTTACCATTGCGGACAACCCACTTTACTCGTAATGTTTCATTCAGCATGTAGTCAGAAAGATTCTTCATTAGACTTCTCCAAACGAGTAAGTATTCTTAATATGATTTACTGTTAATTCTATATATGATGGTTTTGAAACATTAGTACAAGTAACTGATACATTATCTGTATTATAACTATCTTTAAAAATCTTTGTAAGCATAGGAATAACTGTGCATAGTTCATTTATTTTATTCAAGGCTGTACTAGTACTTGCATCACCACCAATCAATTTTATTCCACTATCAGTAACTTCAATATTAAGTTTATTATTTTCATTTACTGGAAGTGTTACTTCTGTATTAAGAAGATTAGATAAATTGTCTATATAATATGTATATTCAGGCTTTATACCAGAACAAGCTTGAGCCAATGTTCTATAAATACCATCAATTTCAATATTGATATAGTTTGTATTGATATAATTGCCACCAGTTAGTTCAAAATTCTTATATGGTGCATTAGCAAGATTCATCAACAATCCATATGCAGAATTGCCATTAGTATCAACCGCAGGCACAAAACAAGAATTGGTTGGCATGATCTTAAAAGGCGTTTCTAAGCCTAAATAAAAATCAGTAAATGTAATAGTTTCTTCTTGAAGTTCATCAGTAATGATCTGTTTACAGTCATAGAAATTATATTCACGAAGCTCATCTACGATATAACTAATCTGATTTAAGATTCTAGTGACTGGCTTGACACTATCAATTAGCTTAACGAACAGATCAACATTTTTTGTGAATTCAGTAAAGCTCAGATTAGAATAATATACTTCAATATTGAATCTTGATGTTAAGTAATAGTTAGTAAAGGTAGGTAATGATGGT